TATTTATTGCCTCAATTAAACCCTGCTTGGAAACGATTCCACTCAATTGCGTTCTTGATTTGGAAAGTTCTGTTGGATACAGTCTTGATAATCTCTTCCAGAAACTTTAACATAATGTCGTAGTATCTGATTTTAAGATCTATCTTATTCAGTTTCTCATCGGCATCCATATGCCTTTGTAATGCCTCTTTATCTCTAACTTTATATGGGAATGGTTCTTCGACATAAACCTCTGCTGGTGCCTTTCCAGAGTAGTAATTGTATCTTTCCAATCTAACTCTGTTGTAAGTTTCTCTTGCTTTTTCGCGCAACAAAGTAATCGTATTGTAAAGAGTATAATACTTAGCGTGAAGTTGTGGAATTTTTAAAGATTCATCATGTAAATTGTCAGGATCGATAACAGAATCTCTCTGCCACATCTCCTGAATCTCATCAAGATTCATAAAGGATTGCCGTCTGGATCAAAGATATTGTAGATAGTATACTTGAAAGATGCCTCTGCTGTAAAGTAGTTGACATCATTTTCCGTAGCATTAAATTCTAATGATGTCAATGAAACTGGGAATAGGTCAATAAACTTAACCATAGCAATATCTCTATAATTGCTATTCAAAATATGAAGTGTTCCATCACAAAATTGAAGTTTTTCATCTTCAATCCCATCTTCATCAGTTGTTAACTCTTTAAACTGAGTAAAGTTTTGTGGAAGACCAAGACCAGTAATCCAGTTATGGAGGATCATGTAATTCTTTAGGTCTTCATCAACTAAAAAATTGATAGTAAAATCCTCATAAGTAACTTCATCTCCAGGAACATCTAAAATCCTAAATGCTGTGCCTTGAAGAGCAGTACCAAGAGAAATACTTGGTACATTTGCAGAGTTTGAGAAAAAATCTACTTTTTCTTTAGTTGCTAAGGTCAACTTAAATCCAATAGGAGACAAGAAGTTCCTATTTTGGATTTGTGTATCATAAAATCCTGCCATAATCAGTCACTGATGATTAGACTGTACCAGGTGTCGCTCATGCCGCTGATAATTCTATCTGCACCATCTTTATCGGTTGCATATCCTTCTTCAATCAGGTGATCAACAACCTTTTCATAGTGCTCATGAATTTTCTTTGCTTCTCTAGGAGTTGGTTTCATTGTTCGATCTTAGTTATGTTTTATTTATTCTTCTTTAACAACGGTTGCGTTCTTGAATCCACCATTAGTTCCATCTTCGTTTGGAAGCATAGCATCAGCACTTGCTTTTGATGTGTAAATTTTTCTTTCAGAAAAATCATCGGACCACTGATCTCCACCAACGTGATAAACCACAACAGAAGACATTAAAACACTTGCTTTTTTAATGTGATATGAAGCCATTTTTTTCTGTTTTTAAATATTTAGACAAAAAAAGAGGGTTCCGAAGAACCCTCTGATAAACCTTGTGAGATTAAATCACATGAGGTTGAGAACCTGTACTCTTCTGTAGTAGCGGTTGGAGTTAACCTTAAGAGCGCCGCCAGCGGAAGTGCCTTCTGCGAAGGGGTTAGCAACAAGACCGTAGCGGGTCTTAAAGCCGATCTTAGGCTGGAAGGTGTTCTCTCCAACGGCACGAACCATCTGGAGGGGAACATATGGGCAATAGAAGAGACCAGCGTCATAAGGTGAAGAACCCTTATAACCAACAACGTAGTATTGCTCAGGCTGGAGGTTTGATGAATAAGGATCGATGTATACACGATACTTACCTTGGAGAACACCAGCGAAGGTGTTGCCAGTGTCATCAACGTTGAGGTTTGCGTTCAGAGCAGGGGTGTAATCAAGAACACCTGCCATGGTCAGAGCGGAGGCAACGTCTGCGGAGCAGAGGATCATGTTGCCCTTTCCTCTACGAGTTCTTTGTGCGATTGCGTTGGCATCGCGCTCGATTTGGAAGATAAGACCCTTGAACTTCTCAACTGACCAACGACCGTTGGAGTCAACGTCGAGGTCGAACTTGCCTTGAGTAGCAACGTTAGTTTGTGCGCCAGACTCAGCGGACTTATAGATGGTACGAATAACTTCGCGGTTGATCTCAGCAAGAATCTCAGTTGAGAGAATGTTTGCGAGTTCCGCTTCAGCATTCAAACCATGAATAGCGCGGAGGTCTTGAGCAAGCTCAAGGCTGTATTCTGCTTTCAGAGCACGGCTCTTAGCAGTAACGGTGACCTTCTCGATCGAGAAAGCCATCTGGTTGAAGTGATTGCTGTTCTCACCGAGTCCTTCAGCGTCCTCAGTATCCATACCCTGACCAACTCTATAAGCAAGTTGGGTAGCGTTTGAATCTGGGCTGAGAAGACCAGGATTGCTTCCTGATTGTGCGGTAGTACCGAAACCAACGGCAGCGCCGTTAGAACCAGAAACATAACCAGAACCAAGTTCTGATTCGAGTGCCGAAGAATCAGTTCCAGAGAATCCAGTATCTGCTTCGTTGAAGAATGCTTCTGCGCCAACCTGATTCTGGTAGCGTGAACGCATTGCGAAAATTAGTCCAGTAGGACCGTTCATTGGCTGAACGCCTGCGAGGTCATAAGCGACCAGGTTAGGCATTGAACGGCGAATGAGGCTGATTAGAACGGGGTCGAAACCAGCAGTTGGTGAACCAGCAGCAGCGGAGAAACCAGCGGTTCCACCACTAGAAGCGGTTGAGTTTACAGGAGCTTCGGAAAGGAATGCACGCTCTTCACGGGCTTCTCTCTCTTGGTTCTCTAGCAGGATAGCGGTGACAGCTCTACGGTGTGAATCTTTGATTGGATCCATTCCCTCGTAATCGAGGATAGGTGCCCACTTCTCCTGCAATTGCTCAGAATTGAACATTTGCATTTGATTTTACCTCTTTAAAAAAGTTAGTTTGATTTGGGATAATTTAAAAATCACTTTTTAGAAACTCTGCTGAGAGTCTGAAGATATGCTTCCATAATGGAACCAACTTCTGGAGTAGAAGTCTGACTTTCGGCGGACTCTACAACAACTTCAGCTGCTTCTCTTTGAGTACTAGATGCGGACTTTGAAAAATAAGAATTCTTCAAAGTAACTAGTTTCTCACGATAGGTCTCTTCACTATCAAACTCAACATTTTCAGCAAGAGAAGCGAGTTTTTCCTTCTGAGTGACAGCAAGTCCTTCAGAAACTTCTGCAAAGATTACATCAGCAACTGACTCGGCTAATCTTCTATTAAGAGCAACATTTCTTTCGATTTGCTCGTTGAGTTTAGACTCCATTTCATCTAGTTTATCTACCATGCTCTCGATAACATCATATCTATCTTCAGGGATGGTTACATAATGATCTTCAAAAAGACCCTTCATTCCAGCAAGGAATGATTCGGTCATTTCGGTCTTAAGACCGTGCTCAACAGCAAGAGTATTTTCTTCCAACCACTCTTGAGCAACATATTCTAAGTATGAATCAACACGCTCGGTGAGTTCAGTCTTAACAGCAGCAACTTCTTCAACAAGTGCTTCCTGATATTGTGCCTGAACTTGCTCTTTGATTTCCTCAACCTTAGATTTGATTGCGGTTTCAAAGATGGTGCGTGCTTTATCTTGGAATTCTTCGGAGAGTTCCTCACCAGCAAACAGAGCATTGACATCTTCTTCGATATCAAATTCTGCTGCGATCTCTTCCTCGTCGGTATCTTCAGCAACCACTTCTTCTTCGGTAGTTTCTTCTTCAGTTACTACTTCTTCCTCAGTGGTTTCTTCTTCAGCAACGATTTCCTGATCCTCTTCGACCTCGGACTCTTCTTTAACACCAGCAGGCATTTCCTCTGCTGCTTTTGCGCCCTTATTAACGACATCCTTAACCTGTGCTAGGCTAGGAGTCTTAAGTTTTGCTGAATCGTCGTCTGGACGATAGTTATCAGGGGTAGGACCGCCAAGATCTTCAACACTTGGTTGACCTGGAGTATCCAGATCCAACTTCTGCATTGGCTCAGCAGCAGCAGCCCCTTTGGTTACTGCGTTTTCCATTTCTTGTAAATTGCTACCAACGGACATTTGTTTTGATTAACTTATTTAATCTGTATTTATTTATATTATTAGAGATTTGCTAAGAAATCTTGGAATAATTCCAGTTTTTTCTCTTCAAGCATTCTCTGGTCAACAAGAGTATTAATTCTCTTTTTGGTTTGTGTTGCTAATTGTTCACGAAGGATTCCTCCTTCCCAAACCCATTCTTTTCCTTCCATAATTCCCGAAACAAAAGCATCAGGAGCAGAAGGATCGGCAACGATATCAGCAGCAGTTGCTAACATGAAATCTTCACCAACAAT